CTTGGATGGTACTTGTGTTTGCCATTATGGCCGGGATGGTTTCTAGCACTCTTATCTCATCCTTTGTCTTGTGCAGCATCTGGCATCGTTTGACCATAGCACACACCCGTAACATGTCTGCCCCTTCAGCACTTAAACCACGTCTCTGGCATACTGATATTTGTGATAACATCGCCCGTAATGCCTCCATTGGCTCTAATGACTCCTGACTGGTATACGGTCTAGTGATCAGTGAGCCAATTGATCTCCCTAGTTGCCCGTACATGCCCTCGGACCCATGCATAATGCGTAAAAACTCTCCACTAATAGGGCTGAAAAACTGGCCATCAGGTCTCAAGTCACCGTTCATGGTTCGACAGGACCCTACTAACAATGCCTGATCCAATGCACGCCCCATGCCTATATAGTCATCACCCTTCATCAATGAGAATCGACTTGGTGCTAGCATATACCCAAGGCAGTTGTACACTTGGTTGATAGCACAATGTATGTATCCTATCTGACAGACTTGGTTAACTAGATATGTGTCGCGCCATCCTGACACAAGGCCTTGTTTGATCCTTCTCCTTTCCATATCATCAAGCCCCTCCCGCCCCAGCACCATCCCGTAGATGCTAGCAGCGGCCCATAAATTACTAAAAGACCAGTCTCTATATACCTTCTCGCTCATCTCTGTGTTACCTGGCCTAACGTTCCTAACCAAGTACATTAAAGCCATAGCTTCCAGAGTGTGGTGTATATTAAAGTTAGACCAGTCTATACAATTATAAATCTCTAATTGGTGGTCCATCTTCCCATAGCATATTTTAATGTGGGCTTTGAATGATTTAACCTTGTCACTACTACTTATAGAATATTTACACTCTTCTTCAACAGCTCCTTGGTATATATCTGAACTATGGTCAAGTATCAAGAAGACCATTAGCCCACACGCTAATATCATTCTGCCTTTTGTCTTCCCTAGTTCATTTTTCTGACTATAGCTTATGACATTAATCCACTTATTAAGGTCGCGTGCCAGTAGCAGTTCTTCATCACTAAGCTGCTCAACGGCTGCACGCTTGTTTAGTCGTATAGTGTGGTCATCAGATCCTACAATGGCGTGTCTAACCTCATTGATGAATTGTGGCCACTCCTTAGCTAGCACCACTATATCTGCTACGTTGTCAAGGGTTTTGATGTGGTATAATGGATGGCCATCAACGCTCTCATATGGTCCAATTAACAAATCACCACCACCCAATAATAGCTTAGTGTCTCTCTTGCCAATTACAACTATACCCTTCTTATTTGCTAAAGACCCTATATGTGCTAGTAAGCCTTTGTTCCCACTAGTGATAACAATCCTTATCCGTCCTGCTGTAATGGATGATTCATCCTTAGCAACAAGTGCATTCATAGTGACGCCGTAATACCGTAACTTGCTTGGGGTAATAGGTTGCACTTTCTCTCGGTGCTCCACCAACTTCACTTCACTTTGTGTTCCCTTGGAGACCTTCTCAGCTCTAAACCTTATATAGTCCTCATAAGTCGTGTTGTTAGAAAAGCCCTTATAATGTGCAACTTCAGTGTCTAGTTTGACCATTGAGTGTATTAGGTGAGCCATGAATGTGCCCTCATTATCCGTCTTTGACCTCTTATCATACATGACCATTGGTCGCCGCCTAATACACCTATCGTCTATCTCCTTCTGTAATGGCTGTGACCATTCCCGTCCTGTTATTAGCGCCAACCCATGAAGGTCCTTGAAGCATGTGTCATTACACCTCACTAGCTGCTCCCCAATGTAGACATGCCCAGACAGAAACACGGCATTGTCATATGCTTTGAGTATTGTAGATTGGATGTCCCGCCTCAGCCGCAAAAGCTTCACTTTCTTAAACCAACTCCAATGTATATCAAAAGTCTCAATTGATAGTGCCCAAGTGATAAACCCTATGAAAACTTCGTATGACAACCCCAAGCCAATATGCCGTAATATCTCCAAAAAGCGCATCCTCATCACAACGTGCACCATCGTTTGTGTCTTGAATACATATCTTACAATGTCATCAATTGACTTATAATTCTGGTTCGACTTCATGGCCTGGCTTGTATGCATCACTGTGCCCTTAATAAGACGTGATAGGGCATTAAGGCTGGCATCTTGGTAATCAACAAAACTGATGCTATCGTCACCGATGTTGCCTATGAGCTCCTCCTCATGTTTAAGGAATACACCAGCTAGCTGAGATAACCTGTCCGCAATAGGTAGGAGAACTGGCCAATCATCAGGACACCAAGTTCCACACTCCCCGATTTTAAATGTGCTAGGCCATCCTGGTGAGTGTTGCCCAAAGACTTTGCTAACCACAACTTCATCATTAGCTAACCCCAAACTCCCATTTAGGTAACTGTTGAGAGCAACGTTGTTGCCATCCTCGAAGTTCATTGATAAGTAGTTTGTCGCCAGTGCTTCGCTCAATTCCTTGAAATAAACTGGGCAAAACCAGCTATGCCTGGCTGGGAGAAAGCTTGGTATGCATTTGTACAACCAGATCATATACTTATCTGCATGTAGGTAGCCAATATCGACCATTTTCTGCCCGTCAACAAGTGTATCAATTGTAAGCCCAGGAAACGGTTTTAGTGCCCAACCAGCAGGACATTTGGGGTGCATGATACCATACTCCCCCAAATAAGACCTATATTCTTCGTGGTTAGTGCAACTCCAATTCTCAATGTTGGTGGGAGAAACCATGAATTTAGTTGCGTAGCTGCCATGCACATTCGGCACTGCTTTCCTGCCTTTTAGTACTACTATGTGACTATCCTTCTTGAAATCTACATAGACGCTATGCTGATAACCTAGACTTGCCCAGAAGTACCTATCAGATTCACCTGGTAACAAATAAGGGTAGTATTAACCTAAATTAGCTAGTGTTTAAAAGAGA